AGTTGGAACGTAGTGACGAATTGCCTTGTCGTTGTCTACTACATCGATAACGAATGACTTCTTGCCACCTGTTGCGGATGGGTTGACCTCGATCTTACCATCTACCATTGATCCACCGAAGTATGCCTCAATGACATCCTGGTTGCTCTCAAGTAGCATGAAGGAGTAAGTTACGTTACCCTCAGTTACAACCTCGCGTACGAGGTCGGAGTTCTGCCAAGCACGAATCTGGTTCGTGGACTTGTCAATCGTGAAGCTTACACCATCGGCTGAAACGTAGCCAAGCTCGGTGAAGCCAGTTAGCGTTGAATCTGAAGCGGTTGGAGCAGTTGCTGTAGTGTCACCGATGTAAACTTTACCGGTGATACCAACCACTACGTTGTCGGCAGTTAGTGCCATAGTTGTTTTTCCTTTCGAAAGGGTTAGCCCTTACCGGGCAGTTTTCTGCATCGGCAGAAACCTATTCATCTGTACCTTTGATTATTAGCGCCACATCTAATGCGCGGCGTTCTTGCGGTCCCTCCTCAGGAAGGCGTAACGGTCCACTTAGGACCTCAGCCTTCTTGATAACGCTACCGGTTGCGCCTCGAACCAACTTGTCTACAAGTAGACCTAATGCATTGGCTGCTGCATAACTGGATGCGTAAACTTCTAATGTTGCTGTTGCGTCTCGCATAACGAAGTCGATCTCACCGTTGTAAGCTACATTGATCACCAGTTCTTTATCTGGCTGATCGTCGTCAGGTGGCGTCTTTACTGTGCCTACCTTTACTGTCTCACCTTCTGCGGTAAAGGCTGATGCAAAGTAGGAGACTAGATCGATCTCAACATCTGGAAAGCCTATCATCGTGACCTATACTTTCCGGTAAACTTCTTGTAGTTACCTGTGCTGTGTTCGTACAACGCAGCTCTTAGGTGAGCAACGCCGTTTTTCAGCTGTGAGTGGAAGTGTGCTGCCCAAGCCGTATCGCGATCTGCCTTTGAGTAGATGTTGATCCTTGGCCTCTTACCGCCACGACCTTCCCACTCAGTCCCAAACCCAGCTTCTGCGTAACCACTGATGCGGCCGCCAGGACCTCCCTGCGCGTCCTGAGCCGTAGTCTGTGCTGTAGCTTTGACTTTATTTGCAACGTCAAACATTTGGTCTCTGACGCCTTTATTCATGGCTAGGAAGGCTTCAATACCATCCTCGTGTACCTCAATCTCAACTGAGCCTTTGCGATACTTAGCCATCGCGCTTCCTTATCGGAACTACAACTCCTGATGGCAGATTGAATGGATTTTCCCATGCCATTGACTTGCCGTCTTTTTCCCACTCAGTATTTCTTACGATAAACGTGTCACCATCTTCAACGACTGTACCGCGTGGAAAGTATAGTACGATCTGACCGTCTACGGCATTACGCATAGGATCAATTGGCTCGGCGTTTGCAACTGTTTGAAAGCCAAGGAAAACGTGCTTTACTTGCGTTTCCGTTGTCGTGTACGTTGCGTTACCGTAAGCGTCTGTGCCTGTCTCGACACGACGTCTGATGGTGACTGTTTCGTTACCGCGGAAGAATGACAAATGTAATCCTTAGTAAACTCTGGTCCATGCTCGCTCGAGACCTGTTAGAGGATCGATCTCGTCATACAACTCAATTGAGGTGATGTTTGGAGCAGTGTCAATTTCGAATGCTTTACCAGCAATCGCAGGTGCCAACATTTGCTTTTCTTGTGCAGTCATAAAGATGTCTGAATCACTGAAGCTTCGTTGCTGGCTGAACGGTCCAGTTACCTGCATCCATGACCTAAGATTCTCTGGGTTCCTGAGAACTCGAGTGGTCATCCTAACAACTACGACTTTGACTGAAGCTGCTGACAAGTCGCCTGCGTCGATGCGGGTCTGTATTCCTGGATAAACTGATAGCACGACGACCTCTGAATCGTCTAAGATTGCTTGTACCAAGCTAGTGTCTTCGGGCACGTCGTCCCCGACCCAACGGTCAAGAACGTCCTGTACTGTCGCCCAAGTGCTCATGGCTACCTTTCGATCGTGCTATTATTTGAGAGGTGCAGGGGCCCCGACAACGAGGTCAGGACCCCTGCGCTAACTCAGTTTCTAGGCTGCGTCAGTCAGCTTGACGAATGCGTCATCGTCTGCGACGAGGAAGCCGACCTCAATCTCAGCAAGAACTGCGAACATGTTCTGCTGGAAGAGGTTGATGGTGCTCTCGCCTACGGTCAGCGAAGCCTGGTCGCTGATCTTGACCTGTACGTTCTCGACAGTACCGTAAAGAGCCTGGCTCCAGTCACCGGCGAAACCGATGGTGTTTGGAGTACCAGTTGCATAAGCAGCACGGCTCTTGAATACTGGGCGACCAAGTACGGATCCAACTGAACCGTCAGTTGCTGCGTTGTTGATGAATAGTGGTCGGTCGTTGCCGTCCTTCTCACCGTAAAGCAGCTGCTCACCCTGAGGCGAGAAGACGATGCCGTTCATGTCGTAGCTTGCGGTAGCAATAGTACCGAGAGCGTCTACCATGCCGTCGTAGACGGAGGTTCCTAGTCCAACACCAGTTACACCGGAGAGGACATCGAAGCCAGAACCTGGAGCGGTTCCGTGCATGACGGTGTCGTCGAACTTCTTTGCAAGTGCCTGTGGCAGGCGGCCGACTAGTGCCTCGTACAGAGCTGACTTGTCGCGACGGAACTCGTTTGAGAAGGTCTCGATAACAGCTAGCTTGTATGGGGTCATGGTCTTGTTGCCAACGGTTGGGTTGGAAACTGGCTTGTCGGCAGTCTCACCTACCCATGCTGCGGTTGGCTCTCCAGTGATCTGCTGGAATGATACGCCGGAGCCTGGAAGAGCTACCGAACGTGAAACACGCTGAATGACAGAGTCTTCTGCAACTTTTGCTAGAATCTCGCCAGACACCGCTTCTGGGAGTAGTACTCCCGTTGTGGAACGATTGATGTCAGCCATCGTTTACCTTTCGTTATTAGAGAATTGATGAAATTGCCGCGGCAAACTGATCCTGAGTCGATGTTCCATTTTCAGAAACACGACCCTGAGTCGGGTCTACTTTTGGCGTTTTCGGTTCGGACTGCTTGGCGATTATCGCCATGAGAGAATCAGCAGCCTCCTCAAGCTCCTCACGGTTTGCACCATTCAATAGCTTGATTGACTCTGCTGGTAGTCCTTTATCTGCAGCGACTTCGTATCGCAGTAGCGCTACCTTTGCAGACTGCGCATCTGCTTGTGCTTGCTTGAGTTCGTCAGCAAGGCGTTCCTGTTCGGGCTTGAGACTCTTTTCGTACTCTTGCCACTTATCAGCTGCCTCTTTGAACTGATTGGCTTCTTTGGCTCGCTTTTCCCATTTACGGGCTTCGGCCTTCCAATCTGTCTCAGAACCCTGCGGCTCTTCGACAACCTCAGCTGTATTAGTATCTTCTACAATTTCGCTGTTCATTATTTCGTCACTCACGACGGTCCTCCTATGCAGGAATCGCTTTCAGCCCTGCGGCTGCTTCCCGGCGAGATTACCGGGAATCCTTTACACTGGGTTGTTAGGTTGCCCTAGCCTTACCCTGCGAACTTCTCGTACCAGATTTGGCGTTGTGATTGCGGTATCTGGATACTGTCTGAAAAAATCTCTGTCCCTCATGCCTGGACTCAATGCTCGTGCTGCTACTCGTCGCTCTTGAATTCGCGATCGTGCAATGGCAAGTTCTGATCTGAACTCTCCATAATAAGCAGGCTCAACGAACCGCTGTCCAGGAAAAATTGCAACATCTACGCATCGGCAGTTAGTGTGGAAGTTTTTGTACTCCTCGTTACTACCGTCCCCCTCAAAGCCTGTAGCCATGTACAAACAAAAGTCACAAGCACCTGGTCTAGTGATTCGCTTGTACTGTGGTCGCACTGGATCTCGCCTAGCGTTGAATGCAATGTTCTCACGATGTGAGTTGAACAGCTCTGATGCAACGTTACCTGCGACTAGTGTAGTCGTGGCATCAAAGTCTAACTCGTCTACCGTCCTGCTAATTGCAAATCCTGAGATTGGAGCTGCAACCGTTCTCCAGTCTTGCGACCTTGGCTGAGCAGTATAGTCGACATCGACATCTGCTTCAGCGCGCAAGTTGTCGTAGTAGTCAACATCGACAGTTGCAATGACTGCGCCATAAGTTGCCATGATCTCCGGTATGGCCTCACGCACTAACCCAAACGATGCTCCGCCTGGATTTTGAGCTGCAATGCGTAGTACGGTCTCAGTGTCGCGAGCAGCCAGATCAGCTGCGTTACCGACTACTGTTCCATGCTCACGCGCCAGCCGTATTAGCTGCTGTGTCATTCGGACTCTCTGGTAGTGCGTCAAGTCGTCTTACTGAGTTGTAAGTCGTACCGTAAACCTCAGGAGTTGGGTTCCATCGACCATCTTCGTAGATCCACAACCTTACCTGAATAGCAGGATTATCTGGTGTGGCTTGAATAGCAAAGTCGCTACCTTCGATGCCAAGAACACCACTGATCATAATGTGCTCAACTTGTCCGAAGCCAAACTCAAACTCAACGATGTCTCCAAGCGAAAGATCTCTGAAAGTGTCAACCGTCGGATCACGATCTTCAGGTGATGCTTCCTCGGCTACTGGTGTAGGTGCTACTGGTCGTGCTGCCTGAGCAAGCTCGCTAACTAGGCTAGATGATCTTGCTCGACGATTCTCGTCTCGTAGTACCAACTTGTCAGAGTCGCTTAGACCAATGCGGTTGTACAAGATTTCAGAGTCAGGCTGCAATACTCCAATGCCGACCAGCTTCGTTGCCTCATCTGCTGCAGCCGCACGAGTTGGAGTTGATGCATCGCGCCAAACTGGAGTGATCAGGTTTGCCTCAGCTGGAATTGAGCCGTCACGGATAAGCAGTGCAAGCTTCGCGACCTCTGTCCAACCACGACCAAACTGCGACTGGCGACGCTCAGCTCTCTTGACCAGACGAGCTTCCATTTGACGGATTGCGTCTGCTGATGCTGGGTTGTCGGTCTGGAAACCAAGGTAATTCGTTGGGATTGCTGCTTCTGCTGCGACCATTTGAGACAGCGCTTTGATCTGCTCGAAGTATGGACGAGTATCTCCTGCGCCAAACTGACCAACTTCTGGAGTGTTCCCATCTTCGTTGGCAGGAACACCCATGATTCGACCTGCGTAGACCGTCCATGGGTTCAATGAGTTACCGTCTGGATCCATGAAGTACTCAGGATCAGCACCAAGAATGTAACGCTGTGGAGCTGAGTAGAACTCTCGAGCAACCTCAGAGCCAAGTACAGTTCTTACCGCTGCGTCAGTGTAGTACCTGATTGCACGTGAGATCTCAGACTTACCGTAAGGGTCTGAGCTACGTGGATTGTTTGGTAGGTAGACAACTGGAACTCGGCCAAGGTTGTGGACGTCTCTGTCGATCTCCATTGGCTGCGAGTTGTCCCACGCGATGTAAACTGTTTCATTTGGCAAGTACAAAGTAACTTGCTGTACGCGGCCTTTGCCATCTTTGTTGACGCGCAATGCTGATGTCAACCTACGTAGACGGGCATCGTAAACGCCTGTCATAAAGCGTGGCGACTCAATCGTGATCAGTGGATCAGCTTCGCCTTGATCACCTTTACCAACTACGACAAAGCAAGCGCCATAAATCAACGCGTCCAAATGACCTAGGCTTGATTCCACATCAAGATCGTTTGCACGGTAGATGTCGTTGATACCAAGCGCGTCTGGAGCAATAAACCCTTCGAGGTCTAGACGCTCTTCAAGTACCTGAACGACAGTGCTAGGCCATCCAACTACAGTCTCAACCGTCTTCAAAGCCGGTGGGATTGAGATGTTGAAGTCCTTTAGCGGATTCTTACCATCGTAGTACTTCTCGAGTACGACATTGCGAGCTTCGTAACTACCAAGCTTCTGCATTAGACCTTTAGTTAGGTCGAGCTCTTCAGGTGTGAGCGTCATAGGATAATTGCCCTTCGTCCATCAGGTCTTTTTCGCTTGAGCTGAGCTTGTCTTGCGCCGTTAGCAAGGATAGCACACGCTAGCAAGTCAACCTTTCTAGGTGAGTTCTTTTTCTCTTTTCTGAATGAGCCGGCCTCGGTAGCAACAGCATTCAGTACATGTCTTTGCAGTCTTGGATCTCCGTCGTGTCCAATCTCTTTGTTCACTACATCAGTAATGAACTGCTGAGCCATTGGAGCTATACGGTGGTTTGTTGGCGGTATTCGCTCAACTCGTCGCTTCCATGTTTGTGACCATTCAAGTACGTCAGGTTCATAGAAGCTTGGGTCTGCCCAAAGCATTGCAACGTCGTAAGTTTCAAACATCTTACGAATTGCAGCGTTTACGTCGTCGCGGTTTACCGACCATTCTGGATCAGTAGGATCTGGCTCAAATAAGGCAAGCACCTTCATCGTTCCAGTCTCAACGTCAATCGCAACTAGTCCGGTTGCGTCACCTGAAACAGAGCCATCAAAGCCAGCGCAGATTCGTGCACCTGGCTGAATGCTTCCTTCTCGCTTCGCTTCGGCCCAGAAGTGTGGCGACATAAAGTCCTCACCAGCAAGTCTGACCCATTGGTTTAGTCTAAAGCGCTGGAAACCAGCAAAGCCCGCCGATCCAGATGAAGCGATAGCAGCTTCGAAGTCTGATTCGTCGAGCAGTCCTTCTGCAAGGTTTGGGTTTGCCTTTTTCCAAATGTTAGGGTCCGTCGGATCGTCTTCATTGCTAGCTTCCCACCACCAGAACCCAAACTGGTCGTCTTCAACTTCGCCCGAAACAACACGTTTTCCGTGCTCGTACAATCGTCCAAGCAGAGTATCCGTGTTCCCACCCGCAGTGGTGATTCCTAGCACTAACGATTCCGGGCGGTCTCCGGAGCCAGTGACTAGTGCGTCCCAAAGTTCGTCACCACGCTTGTTGGTATGTGAACTTGGCCACGCATGTAGTTCGTCTGCTATTACAAGCGACGGACCCAAACCATGAGCAGCACTCGCGTCTGCCGAAAGAGCTTTGTAAACAGCTCCCTTGCTTGGCACTTCAAGTGCATCTCTATAAACTTTGATCACTCGACTTAGTGTCGGGTTGTTCAAGACCTGTTGCCGTGCTTCTCCAAACACGATCTTCGCCTGCGCTCTATCCGATGCAGCCGAATAAACCTGTGCGCCTTGAGGTCCAAAAAGCAGGTGCTCAAGCGCAATTGTAGTACCTAGCAGTGACTTGCCGTTCTTTCGCGGTAGACCGACGACAGCTCTCCTGTAGCGGAGCGTACCGTCCTCGTTCTCTTCAAAGATCCGGTCCATCAACCAACTTTGCCAATCAGTAAAGACAAGTGGTTCACCGACCTTGAACCCTCGGCTGACTGTTAGCAGCTTTTCAGCAAATTCAGTAACGAATGGTCCGCGTGTTCTCTGAGAGTTTTGAGGCACTGAGAACGCTGGCATCCATGCGTTAGCTAACTCTTGTTTCACGCTTCCTCGACAGTTCGTCTAGCTCATCGCGCACCCGCACTTCAGCTAGCCCTAGTCGTGAACGGTCGGAAGGTGAGAATCCTATTTGTGATAGCCATGTGGTCATCTGAGCACGTAGCTCTTTCAATTGTGTGACCCATGGAGTTGTGACTGGTGATCCGTTAGCGTGTACGTATACGCGTTGGTACTCACCTGTCTGGAGCTTGATCCGTATGTCCTCGTGCTCATCAAACGCATTACACAACAATGTGACGATCGTCTTGTCTGATTCAACCGCAAGCCATGATCTGCCTGCGACCCATACGTGATTCCATAACTCAATACCTTTTTCACCTAAGGTTTCAGGCGGAGTTGGAACGCTCCCTCCGACAAGGCCTTCGCCTGGCATCGGAGCATTTGGAAGATTGCGTCCTGTTCCGGTATCACGCTTACGCTCAACCGGCTTTGATGGACGACCATTTGGTCTTCCTGTTGCCATGCGGCACCTCTTTCTCCCATGCGGGATTCTTAGTTATGAACCATGCGGTTCGAAAAAAAGCTAGATACCCTATTTAGCTTTCTCCAAAATGTATCTGGTCT